CGTTACAACAAAAAAGGAGCCAGAATTTACTGGTCCCTCAAAGTACAGCCCCTGGGAACCTGGCGTTACTCCTCCTGTAAAAATTAAAACCCCCATAACTACTCCTTATAAACCATCAACATCAAACGGATTATTTGTTGGTCCAATTCCATTGGGAACTGTCCGTACAGAAACTGGATATGAAACTCCAAAACCTTATACTCCAGGAGATTTTAGAAAAGCAGAAGAAAAGTCTAACGAGCCATTTTATCAATCACAGCAACAAGAATCTATACTAGATTTTGGTGCAGGGTCATTTAGCCTTAAGGTAAGTGCAACGCCACCAACCCCAACCTTGCCAGCAACAGTCTTACCTCCACCACCACCAGTTAAAACTGCAACCCTGGATATTATATTATTTGATGAAGAATCTGTTCCCACAGACGGAATGTTTGATCAAATATTTGAAAATATTGGTGGTCAAGAATTAATTAGCATAACAAGGTCTGATATTGTTAATGGGCAAAAAATATCGTATCAGCCAATTAAAAACCTTTCAGCCATTCAACAAAGGTATAATCCAAGTAATATTCTTAGCCTACAACAAACCGCAGACAAATTTTTTGCTGGATTTTCAATTAAACTAGAAGACAAGACTCCACAAATTGGCAATGGGCCTAACGGAGAGAACGTATACCTTAACGCAACAGGAGACCTAATTATTGAGTTTATCAACATAAATGCTGATGAACAAATAGAAACACAGATTAGCGTAAGTGGTACAATATATGAAGCAGATCTTGGAGACTATACCTCATGATAACCAATACTGGTAAATCTATTATTGCAAAGTATTTACTTGGGCAGGCCCCTGCCTATGCCTCTTATATTGCTATTGGTTGTGGCGCTACCCCACTAGATACCGCCGATGAAATTGGCGATTATTCAACAAAAACAAATTTAGACTTTGAAATGTTTCGTGTTCCAATATCCTCTAGAGGTTTTGTCAATGAAGACGGTGTAGATAAAATTGTTTTAACAGCAGAATTACCAACAGAAGAAAGATATGAAATATCTGAAATTGGAATATATTCTGCAGGTTCCAACCCATCTGCTGGAGCATATGATAGCAAGACAGTATTTGCGTTTACACAAACAGAAAACTGGCAATATGTAACAACAGCAGCAGCAGTGGCAATTGACACAGAATCTGCTGCGCTAGATGCTCCAATCTATGACAATGTTATTGCTGTAACAGATCCAGTATTTCAAACAAGCGCAGACAATCCAATATTTTTTAAATCACCAAGAGTTGCAAGATATGAAAGACCAAGATTTTTAAATAATGTAATTATGATAAAAGGCAATGAGGCTGATCTTGATATTGAATCTGATAGTGGTCCAACACAAGATACTTTTGCAATTGGTGCGGGATCAAATTATATTAGATTAAGTGGTACAACAGTTGATTTTACAAAAAACTCTCCGACAGATGAACTAAGATTAGCATTCTCAATTATAAACAGAGATGGAACATATGGAGCGGGAACTCAACCAGAAAGAGCAAGAGTTTTAGTTTCATTTGAAAATACAAATGGAACAGAGTTTGCAAGACTTGAAGCAGAGGTTGCTGATGACAGCAGTGGTGGACAATATGATTTTGCTACAGAAAGATATTTTGTTGTAAAAAAACAACTTCAACAACTATACAGAACGTCTGGCTTTGATTGGAACGCTGTTTCTGTAGTTAAAGTATACGCATGCGTTATTGATGGAGTCAATCCGTCTGGTAATTATTATGTAGCCTTAGATGCTTTAAAACTAGAAAATGTTGCTACAGTAAATCCGCTCTACGGACTAACAGGATATTCAGTAATTCAAACTGCAGGCGCAGCAACAGTAGTTAAAAGTCCTAATACTAGCAACTATGTTGAATTTAGATTTTCAGTAGATCTTTCTAGCGGAAACAATTCATAATGGCTGACGCAGGAATTAAAAGAGTTATAATTAAAAAATCATCTTTACCAGCAGTAGATAATAACAAAGTTGGATACGTTTTTAGATATAGAGTTGTTTCTGAAGATAAAAACAGAACATCTCAATGGTCTCCAATAAATCTTGTGCTAGACAACTCAATTACTAGTGTTGCTGGAACTGTGCAGGCTTCATCCTCAGTTATTAGTGCAGTATGGGGAGATGAATTAAATAGACCAAAGTATGATGTTTTTGTTGGATTTGATGGGGCTACGGCAACCTATCATGGCACAACCCCAATACACTCATATCAATTTATTAAAACTGGAACCACAAATGTGCGTGTAATTATTCAAGTTGAATCGTCTGAAAAAATACTAAATGCCAATTTGCAAATATACAACTCTGGCTTAGTTTCTTTGGTATAATAAAATAGGAGGAATAAATGGCAAAAGTACCACTACCAGAAAGAGGGCAACCTCTTGATGTTACATATTTATATCAATTGATTGAGGCTGTAAACGACCTCTCTACAAATGTTGCCTCTAAGCAAACAAGTAAGACAATTATTGACACAGCAAGTGCGGGTAAGGCAGANGTNCAAACNTCNAATACAAGAATNGTAGGCGGTTTGGTTGAAGTTGCAAATAACTCCACAGTTTCGGCGGGAAACGAAAGAACATTCACCTATGACTTTAAAGACTTTAAATATCCACCAATAGTATCAGCAACTCCAGTAAACACTGGACAAACACCAGCAGGACAAAACGTAAACATTGTTTTAAAGAGCGTTACAGAAACAAGAGTAGAGGGTGTTGTAAGGTTTGGCGCATCTGGAGATTTATCTCTGTCAGTACACTTAGTTATTGTTGGTATCCCAAATTAAAGATAATATTAATGATTCATTGTAAAAAATGCAAAGGTAGAACTTTTGTTGATAGACAGTATAGCAGTGCTCAGCACATAGAGACATCCTGTATGGTATGTGGTATGAGAAAGTTTTTTCATCCACCAACAGAAAGTGAAGAAGGAAGATGGTTACTAGCAAAGGAATTATCCAGAGCGAAATCTACAATAACGAAACTGTAATAAAAGGAAATAAAAAAATATGGTTTCTCAATGGAGATTTAGTAAGACTACATCACAGTTCAAGATCTACGGGAATGGTTTCTGTTTATAATATTACTAAAGATAGAATTGAAACTTGCTTAAGATCTGACTTTAGAAAAAATAGAGAACGTGCATATACTGTAACTGAGACTGCTAAATTAATTAATCGTCATAGAAAATATATGCCTAAATTAATGAAGACTGGAGTGATACCAAAACCAGTTGGAGCAAGGATAAACGGACAAAGAGGTTGGCAAATTAGGTCCTATTATTCAGAAAGCATGGTGAGGGACATACGTGCTATACTGGCTACTATACATATAGGACAACCAAGAAAAGATGGACTTATAACAAATAATATGACTCCTACAAGCCAAGAGTTGACACGGCGAATGGGGGACGGTATACTTACATATACAAAAACAGAAGATGGAAGATTTATTCCTGTTTGGGCAGAAAACATTTAATAATAGAAACGGTGGGGTAATGGAAAACGAAAATACAAAAGTATCAGTAGCACTTGGATATACACTTAATTTGGGTAACTTTCAGTCATTAAGGTTTGATTTTAACGTTACAGATAATGCACGAAATGGTGAAACAGTAGAACAGGCTTTTAGTCGTGTATATAAGTTTGTAGAAGATAAGTTAACGGAAAAAGTCAAAGAAGCCGAAACAGAGGCTGACAGTAGCAACTAATGGCTGAACGCAAAGACCGTATGGCTTTGCTAAGTAGATACAATAAGTTGCATCTACAAAGATATGAAGCCAAGAGCAACATGAATCTTAATGTTGAGCAATGGGCTGCAGATGCTCTTGTTGAGTCCTATGGAATTTCTCAGTGCTATGATTTATTAGATTATTATTTTAAAATAGCAGAAAATCCTACTTGGAATTATTTTGCATACAATGCAGAAAAAATTCTTAATGGTAAACTAGAAGTAGAACAAGACATTAAAGAACGAGAAGAGCGAAGAAAATTAGCAAGGAGGTGGATTAGTGAATAATACAGAAGCAAAGTTAATAACTGCAGTATTAAACGATAAACAAGTCCACGTATTACTTCAAGCAAATGTTGACAACCTTTTAAGAACTCATAACGATGTCTGGGATTTTATTAGACTATACTCAGAAAATAATCAATCAGTTCCACCAGTATCACTAGTTGTAGAAAAATTTAGAGACTTTGTACCAGTAGAAGGTGTTGGTGCAACAAAGCATCACCTTGAAGAATTACAAACCGAATATTTAAATGATAGTCTTAAAGACATCTTACGCAATGCAGCATCTGAAGTTCAAGGCGGTAATGGATCAAAGGCTCTTGAGCATATTATTACAAAAACATCAGAACTAAAAAAGAACACTGCTGCAATAAGAGATATTGAAGTTACAGACCTTGATTCTGCAGTTGCTTATTTTGAAAATGTAAAGAAAATGCAAGATCTAGGACAGGTTGGAATTAAAACTGGGCTACCAGGGTTTGATAATTATTTACCTTCTGGAATCATGCCAGGACAACTGGGAGTCTTTCTTGCATATCC